ACACTGTGCTGCTGTTGATCGAAGAGAAGTACGAGTGGACGAACAGCGACAGCGCGATACTTGAGGCGGTGATGGGGGCGATGGAGGTGGGGGAATGAGGCGGTTCGTAATCGAGAAGAAGGAAGGGATGGCAGTGCTTTTGTTAGCGGACCACATTGAGGTTATAGATGGGGTGTTGTGCGTCTCTGAGTACCGCGACGACGGCCCTGTGCTGGTTGGTGTTTTCCGTGAGTACGCAGCGTGCTGGGAAATGGCGCCGTCGATGGGGGCGATAAGTGATGACTGAGACCGAGTGGAACAACTTCATAGCGAGCCTGAAAGCACTGCCGCCGCTGAACAACAAGCCACGACCCGTGGACACCGATTTCTGGAGAGAGATGGATGCAATGCAAACGACCCAGCAACACCCCGGACAAAGAAGACCGGGAGCTACTCGCAGGCAAGAGTCGTAACTACATCATCGGTTGGAACCGAGTTAAACACAGAGGAGACAAGTATGAACCTGAACGAACTGCTGAACCCATGGGCCGAGCTGCGCCGGGCAAAGCTCGAAGTGGATACACTAAGAAGAGAGCAAGCCCTATTGCTTGAGGAGCTGCGCAAGGCACAGAAAGCACTGACGCCGCTGGAGGCGCACAATAAACATAAGAGGACACCGAAAAAATGAAAGCATCACCGATGGTAATAGTGCGTTCGTTCAAGCTGCCCCCCGATGCGCCGCATGACGAGGTGGTGAAGTACAAGATAGGCTGCGAGGCATACTTCGAGGCAGACCTGCAACGCTACGTAGTGCTGGGTTGGCACAGTGCCCCGGACTGGAAGTTGCAGCTTGAGGATGGTATGCACCTCCATAAGCTTAGAGGGCGTCCGATAGTACAGGTGGACAGCAATGGTGACCCAGTGGAGAGAATGCCATGAGCTGCAAGTGCGAAGAAGGTACGTGGGGCTCTGCTAACAAGAACCCCATCTGCCGTAACCCAGTGTACACCGAGGGCGTGCTGTGCTTGAACTGCGCGCATGACAAAGACTGCCACGAGGCCAAAGATGCCAAAGACACTAAGCCCAAAACAAATTGACGCCCGCAAGTACTCATGCCTGACAGACAGCAAGAGCGAAGAGAGGGAGCTATTACGCCAAAGACTCGGAGCCGAAGTTGCTGCGTGGGAAGCGGCGGGTAATAAAGTAACCGAAGTGCCCATAGGCGTGAGCGGCATCAAGAGTGGTGTGCTCGCGTCCTACGCCCACAAGTGGATGGCCGGCGCGGCTTGAAGAAACTTAACGCAGTAAAAAAGGAAGTACCCGAAGATGAGTAAGCCGTCACAAGCGTGGTCCTACAGCAGCATCAAGACCTTCGAGCAGTGCCCGAAGAAGTACTACCACCTCAAGATTGCCAAGGACGTGAAGGACGAGGGGGGAACGGCGAGCATCTACGGTAACTTGGTACACAAAGCTGCTGAGGACTACGTGCGTGATGGCACGCCGATGCCACCAGAGTACAGCTATATGGTGCCTATCCTCGACGCACTACTGCGTATTCCCGGTAACAAGTTCTGTGAGCTTAAGCTGGGGGTAGGCTTTGAGGACAACAAGCACTACCCCACCGACTTTTCTGACCCTGATGCATGGTGGAGGGGCATTGCCGACTTGCTCGTAGTAGACAGTCATACTGCATACTTAGTTGACTACAAGACCGGGAAGAACGCCAAGTACGCGGACCCCACACAGCTGGACATGCTGGCAGGGGCGGTGTTCACCCACATGCCGTGGGTCACCAAGATCAAGTCGGGGCTGCTGTACGTGGTGAGCGGGGAGTTCATCAAGAAGGAGCACACGGCCAAGAACCGCACGTCATACTTGGCTACCTTCGATGATGCGCTGGAACGCTTGGTAGTTGCAGAAAAGGTGGGAGTATGGAATCCTGTGAGCGGGCCATTGTGCAAGTTCTGCCCAGTGGTTTCCTGTGCCCATAATCGAAAGAGGTGAGCTATGCCGTATGTAAACAAACCCAGACCATATAAAAAAGAATACTCCCAGCAAGTAGAGCGTGGTGAGCACGATAACCGCATGGAACGACAGCGTGCGAGGCGAGCGGTGGATAAGAAGGACACCGGTACTATCACGGAGAAGTCCCCACGTCGCAGCGGTAAGGACGTGAGCCACAATAAAGCCCTAGCTAAAGGTGGTAGCAACGCTGACGGCTACAAGCTCGAAGCCCCAAGCAAGAACCGTGCACGTAACGGGCACACTAAGAGCAAGAAGTAATGCAGATTATCGACAACAAAGCTCTGGTGTTGAAGACGCGCACGCCGCACAAAGTTACTGAGGTCATCGAACGATCCAAAGACCTCGGGGCGAAGGACGGTATGCACGAAGTCGCTGTGCACTGGGGGTTTAGCGAAGCACAGGCGCTGGTGGGTGTAGGAGCTGTGGAAGTACCCTCGCCCATCCTGCGTGACTATAAGTGGACAGGCAAGCTGACACCGTTCGAGCACCAGCGCATCACATCGTCCTTCCTGACACTACGTAAGAGAGCGTTCTGCTTTTCAGAGGCTGGCACAGGCAAGACTGCTTCTGTTATCTGGGCGGCTGACTACCTGATGTCCCTCGGTATTATTAAGCGCGTGCTAGTAGTGTGCCCGCTGTCCATCATGAAAGCAGCGTGGCAGAAGGACTTGTTCAAATTCGCCATGCACCGTAGCTGCGATGTAGCACACGGAGATGCCAAAGCACGCAGGAAAGTCATCGACTCCAACGCTGAGTTCGTCGTCATCAACTTCGACGGCGTGGCTGTGGTGAAAGAGGAGCTGCTCAAGGGTGGCTTTGACCTTGTGGTTATTGACGAGGCTACAAGCTACAAGAACCCGCAGACCAACCGTTGGAAGATCATGAAAGAGCTGTCAGGGATGATCGACTGGCTGTGGCTACTTACTGGTACGCCCGCTGCGCAGTCTCCGCTGGACGCCTATGGACTAGCCAAGCTCGTATGCCCCGACCGCGCACCTAAATACTACGGACAGTACCGCGACATGGTGATGTATAAAGTCGGTCAGTTTATATGGAAGCCGAAGACAAGCGCGGAGAAGACAGTGCACTCAATACTGCAACCTGCGATCCGCTTCGAGAAGAAGGACTGCCTTGATCTACCCCCAGTAGTTATCGTATCCCGCGATGCCCCACTTACTGCGCAGCAGCAGAAATACTACAAGCTGCTCAAGAAACAGATGACGATGGAGGCCGCAGGTGAGTCTGTAACATCGGTCAACGCAGCAGTCAACCTGAATAAGCTACTACAAGTATCGTGCGGCGCGGTGTACTCGGACACTGGCGAGGTGGTGGAGTTCGATGTAAGTAACAGACTAAACGTAGTGCTTGAAGTAATTGAAGAGTCGAACCACAAGATATTGGTGTTCGTGCCGTTCACACACACTATAGAACTACTCCGTAAATTTTTGATTGCCAACGGTATTACTTGTGAGGTTATATCTGGCGCTGTGTCGGCCAACAAACGCTCGGATATCTTCGACGCGTTCCAGACGCAACCAGACCCGCGAGTGTTGATTATCCAGCCGCAAGCCGCTGCACATGGCGTAACTTTGACTGCTGCGGATACCGTGATCTGGTACGCACCTGTAACAAGCGTAGAGACTTACCTGCAAGCCAACGCCCGCATCGACCGCCCGGGGCAGAAGCACAACATGACTGTGGTGAACATTACTGGTAGTGACGTGGAGGAGCGGTTGTACACCATGCTCCAAAGCAACATCACCAACCACATCAAAATTGTTGAGCTGTATCGACAAGAGCTAGATAAATCTAGTTGACATTGTAAACATCCCGATTATACTTATGTTCCCCAACCGAAAAGGAGGAGCTATGGACTCTTTGCCCACTGAAGAAACACAAACCGCAGACAAGCTTGTGTCTGCCTACATCAACATACGCAACGCCATTGCCGAGAAGGAGGACGAGATCAAGGCAATGAAGGAAACGCAGGAGAAGATGTCCGAAGCACTACTCACCTTATGTACCGAACAGAACATCGACAGTATCCGCACACCGTTCGGCACGGCGTCACGTGGCATACGCACCAACTACTGGACCAGCGACTGGCATGAGATGCACGAGTTCATCAAGTCACATGATGCTATGCACCTGCTGGAGAAGCGCATCCATAACGGCAACATGAAAGAGTTCTTGGAAGAGAACCCGGGCAACGTACCACCCGGGCTGCAGTCCGACCGCAAGTATGTAATCACGGTACGCAAACCAACCAATAAGTAGGAGCAGTTATGAGCGAAGCAACACAGACCGAAGTAGTAGTTACGAAGTCGAGAGGGCGCCCTAAAGGTGCAACGAAGAGAAAAATCGTGGCGGTTACAAGGCGCAGAGAGTTAGACGTAAACCACTTCATTAGCATTAGTGACGCGATGGGTAGACGCGTTACTGAAGTGAAGAACGAAACGACCGCATTGCGTAGCGACCTGTACCAGCGACTGGCTAGGGTAGAAGACTCTCTAGCACTAGCGAACGACCACATCCATATCATGGCCCGATACATTGACAAACTGGAGAACAAGTAATGAGTAACGACGTATCTATCTTTAACAACCGTAACGCAGTCGGTGTGCGCTCTGAGCAGCGCCTGACTAAACTGGGTCAGACCCTCGCGTCCTCATCCACCTCGCGCCGCATCCAGTGCAACATCAACGGCACGTTCAAGAAGCTGGTGAACGGCGAGCAGATCGGTAACTCGGTGCGTGGCACCATCAACGTCATCATCATCGCTGCGCAGCCCAAAGTATCCCGCGTGTACTACGCTGGTAAGTACGACCCGAACGCCGAGGCTACGATGCCCAACTGCTGGTCCAACGCGGGTGATGTACCCGAAGCTTCAGCTACTGATAAACAGCACGACAACTGTGCCGAGTGCCCGATGAACATAAAGGGTTCCGGTGACAACGGTGGCCGCGCCTGCCGCTTCCAGCGCCGCGTCTCTGTGCTGCTTGAGGGTGACACTACGGGCGATATCTACCAGATGAGCATCCCGTCCAAGTCTCTGTTCGGCAAAGGCTCGGGCAACGTGCACCCCTTCGAGGGCTACGTGAAGTTCCTCGTCGCCAACGGCGAGTCCCCGGATACTGTAGTGACCACAGTGGCGTTTGATGATGAAGTCGAAGGTATGGAGCTTGTGTTCTCCCCCAGCCGCCAAGTAGATGACGTGGAGTTTGCACTGGTACAGAAAGCACAGGCCCGTCCGGAAGCTGAGATGTACACGCGTATCACAGTGGCGCAGGTAGACGGCGCTACCAAAGAACCTAAGCCCCGCGCTGCAGCTGAGCCGAAACCAGAGCCCAAGGCAAAGGTGCAACGTTCGGACGACCCTGATGACGCCGTTGAAGAACCGAAGAGGCGCGCAGGTAGGAAGCCCACTGAGGAAGCCCCTGTTACCCCTGCACCCAAGGCCGACCTTGCTGCTGCTATCGCTGAGTGGAGTGATGACTAATGGCAGCCGGATACAGCATCACGTTGCTACGTAAGGTGAAAGCTGCGGACCCCAAGCTACTTGGGGTTCAGCTGGGCCGGTTCTGTATCAACAACGACATTCCCGTAGCAACTGTTGCCGAGAAGTTCGGTGTATCTCGCGCTGCGGTGTATTGCTGGTTTGTGGGGGGCTATGCTCCAAACAAGACACTCCATGACAGGATCACCAAGTTCATCAGTAGGTAAGCATGGACAACTTCGACTTGTTGGAGGCGGTGCAACCAGCCGGGGGGTGGTTCTGCGTCGCTGGTATAGGGGCTGATGGGTCAATCAGGCCCAAGTTTGTAGAGACCCGGGAAGAGGTTACGCAGGTCGCAGAGCGCCTCATGGCGCAAGGCAGGAACGTATTCTTCGGTGTTGCGAAGTACGCAACGGGTGAGAACCGCACCAAGGACAACGTGCTCGCGCTTAAGGCGTTCTGGCTGGACATAGACTGCGGCCCGGACAAAGCACTGCTCAACCCCAAGACCGGCAGACCCGCTGGCTATGCTTCACAAGCGGAGGGATTAACTGCACTACGTGCATTTGTGCAGGCGGTCGGGCTCCCCGTGCCTACCTTGGTCAACTCCGGGCGCGGCGTGCATGTGTACTGGTCGCTGACTGAGGCAGTGTCACGGGAGGACTGGGAGCCTGTAGCTTCTAAGCTACGTGGTCTGTGCAATGCACATAGGTTATACGTTGATGGCTCGGTGTTTGAAGTATCTCGCATACTGCGAATACCCGGCACGTTGAATTTCAAGGAAGACCCGCCGCTTCCGGTTACTGTACTGAAGGTAGGCAAGCCCACGCCGTTGGAGCATCTCAAGACTGTGCTAGGGGTGGAGGAAGTACCGCAGTTAGCCCGCCCCAAACGTGAGTTAACTGCGCTGGGCAAGGCTATGCAGTCCAACGTAGAGTCCAACTTCACTACCATAATGCGTAAGTGTGGGAAGGGTGAAGGATGTAGTCAGCTACTCAGCTGCTACATGGAGCGGGCTGAGCTTGCCGAGCCCCGGTGGTTCGATGCGTTGTCGATCGCCAAGTTCTGCTCTGACAAGGACACAGCAATACATAAGCTGTCCGAGGGGCACCCGGATTACGACCCCGGGGCGGTGGAACGTAAGATTATGGGCATCAAGGGCCCACACTCCTGCGCTGAGTTTGAGAAGAACAACCCGGGCGGCTGCGACGGCTGCCCACATTATGGCAAGCTCACTAGCCCTATCTCACTAGGCAAGACGATCGCACGTAGCGCACCAGAGCCGATCGACGTAGTAGAGGAGCCTGATGAGGAGAGCGACGAGGAGCCGGTGGTACACACGGTGCCGGCTTACCCCGATCCGTTCTTCAGAGGTAAGCATGGCGGGGTGTATTTCCTAAGCCCTTCAGAAGATGACGCTGAGCCGGAGCTGGTGTACGAGCATGACCTGTATGTAGTGAAGCGTATGCGTGACCCGATTCAAGGCGACGTGGCTTACCTCA